TTCTTTATTTTTTTTATCCATATATGTTACTATTTTTTTATCATCTTTCTTCATTTCAATGTATCTAGTTAAAATAGTTTCTAAAACAACAATACGCTGAACAATGCCATTAATATCACCTATAACGTTTTTTAGTCCTCTAATGATATCATTCTTAGAGATTGAGTTTTTTCTTTTCAATATTCCAGTCTCCTGTATTTAATTCGTTATATTCGCCTATATCTTTACCAATATATATATAAGCTTTTACTTTTTTATTGTTTTTGTCTAATACAATCTCTTTAATCTTTCTTTCATACAAACCGTGATATACACCTTCATATCTATCAATGCTTTGTAATTCATCGTGATTGCTATTTATAACTTCAACAATAACTTTTCCATCACCTTTAATTATCGCAGGAAAAAAAGTCCCTATAGGATGTACAAGCTTATAACCTTTTATATATCCTTTACGACCTTTACCTGTTCTTAATGTTCCATATACTGCTAAATTTAAATTATTTGTCATTATGCTATTCCTATCTCATCTGATTCAAAATTACCTAACTCTATAATTTTATTTTCATTATCATACATAGTATGACATTTTCTACAAAACCAACCTAATTCATTATTTAAAACATCAAACACAGTTTTTCTTTTACTTGCATTTAATGCTGTATTACAAACATAACAAACTTCTAATCTATCTTTTTTTTTCGGCTTCGATTGTCCCAATTTGTTTTGAATCCTTTAATGCACTAAGTTGTTCTTTAGAAAATCCTTGAAATACTGTTAAAGATTCTGTTTGACTATTTTGTTTAGGAAACATATCTTTTATTTCCATTAACATTCTAATAGCTCTTACCTTATCAGCATCTTTATCAGTAGTATCTATTACTTCTTTTGCTGAAGCTAATAAGTAGTCATCAGTAATTCCAAGCTCATCCATCATTTCTCTAATTTCTTTCGACACGATATTACTCACTCTCTTTGTTGTTAAAAGTCTTTTAGACCATATTTTAGCATATTCATCGCTTTTAGACCCAAAAGCTTTTTTATATGCTTCTTTTGGGTCTATTCCATTTGCAACGTATTTACCAAATATCCATTCTTTAGTGTTTGGTTTTTCTCTTTTAAGCCTATTGTCAGTACCAAAGTTATCCCTAGTAAAAGAATATATATTCTTAGGAGGGTCTCCATCCATTTCATTTTGTAAGAAATGTGTACCAAGCAAACAACGTATATAAGATTTTCCATTCATTACACCTTTTTTTAATATTTGACATACTTGACCATCATCTGATACAACCCAATCACCTTCATTACCTTGTTTCCAATAAACAGGTTTTTTATTATGATAAAGATTATATTCTGTAATACTATCATAAAGATAGTGATTTACTTTTTTTATGGTCTTTTTATACACTATGTATTAATGCTATTTATAGATGGAGGTATAATCATTTTATTCATAGGATACTTTTTTTTACCAAATCTCCAGGGTCTAAGTATATTATCAATAAAATTACCTATTTGTTTTCTTGTAGCACCATACTCTGCATCATCACAACAAGCATTATATCCGTGCATATAACCTCTACGAAATGATGAATCATCATAGTTTTCAGATGCTTTTTTTAGAGTTTCTTTTGTTATTTCTATTACTTTCACTTTTTCTCCTTTTCTTTATTTTATAAAGGCACAACCGTTGGTGGACAATAAGCTTCTATACGTTTATGCATACGTTCAAGTATCTTCACGTCTTCTTCATTATGCTTATATATCTCTTTTAATGCCTTTTCGTTACCATACATACCATCACGCCATAGTCTTGGTTCTACAGGAGTTTTACCTTTTATACCTAAAAACTCACAAGCAGTACCTAATCTATTATTATGTAGTTGTAATTTGCTTCTTACCATATAATATAAGTCTTTATGACTAACCTCTCTATACACAGGGAAGCGTATATTGTGGTCTAAACAACGAGTTCTTATAAAAGGAATATCAAACTTACTACCATAATAAGTAAATAGTAGGTCATAGTTATTCATTTCGTCTATAAGAGACTCAACAACCTTAGCATCATATGTTCCATCAAATACATCTTTTTTAGTTACCATAGCACCTACTACTTCATTTTTATCTCTTGGTTTAATACACCAAGACAACATAATGCCTATACTAGCTTTTAAGTTAGATGCTTCTATATCAAGATAACCTAAACGTAACTCTCTACCTGTTTTATAGCGTTTTGGCTTTCTTAAACCTAAACTCTCTACTTTACGAGAAACTGCCTTATAAGTACGTTTATACCCAGTATTATTTATTTCATTAAATAATGTATAACACGACTTATTAGTTCTTTCGTATTGTAATACTATTGCTAACTCATCTTCAGTCCATTTCATTTTCTACCTCTTCCTGTTCGGCTAATAGTGTAAGTAAAGAATCATCTACCTCATACTCTTCCCATTCGCCAGTTTCTGGATTTAACCTCTCTGCAACTATTATCATAATGTTACTCCTGTTCTACCATATCAAGTGTAAGTGCATAACCTGCAATATCTATTCTATTATCTTTTTTAGGTTTATTTTCTTCTCTACACAATTTTATTATTATCATAAATTTTGCTACATCAGATGGTGTGAACTCTATTCCCTTTAAACTAGACCAAGTTTTTGCAATTCTTCCAAAATGTTTTAAAGGATGACCGTAATCTTCTTGTCTTTTAGTAGTTACTATGCGGTGTGCTTCTTCTAATACATTTTCATCTATGTCTATTTCTGATAAATTAAACTTCATACCATACGATTCCAGCTATCTAACTCATTTACGCTATAAAATACTGGAACATTGTACGTTGTAGCTAACCAATGCTCTGCTTCTGCACCTGTTGAGTCTTTCCAACCGTTTAACATAAGGACTGCATCGCATTTTTTTACTATAGAAAAGTATCCTTCTAAGAATTCTTCACTTTCTAGCAAATTATCCCAATTTTTAGTGTTTAAATGTGGGCAAATTGCCGCCATTCCACGCTTCCATACTGCTTGAGCGGTTTCTTCAGCGTTTTTTATGTTTTTTTTCTTTGTTTTCTCGTCTGGGGCTGTATATTTTCCAGCTATGTATATTACTTTCATCTGTTATTCTCTCCTCGTCTCCTATATTTTCATATTCTTGGACATTTTTCCAATATTCTACTAATTTCTTACCATCGTTTCGTGTAAGTATGTCAACTAAGTCTCTCATACTAAGCCTGGGACAACTATATCTTTAAAATACGAACAATTTTTAGGATTACATTCTTTACCTGCATATTTTTTATCTATCCAATAGACCATTTTTTTATTTTCTTCACGTCTAAAGAAGTATCCAGAACATATACCACTATCGCTACCTTTACCATAATTGGCACAATGTTGTTTAGCTATCTGTTTTTCGTTCATATGCAAGAACTTACAACTATATAATATAATATGCAACAAGTTTCTTTTATTCTTGTTTTAAGTTAAAATATGTATTATCTTTAAGTGGGAACGAAACAGAGCTAAATTTATAATTTATATTTATATTTATTATTTAGTACGAATAAATTTAAATTAAATCCCAAATTTTTAAAATTTTCCAAAAATATTTTTCAAAACAAAAAAACAAAATTCAACAGCTAGAATCCAAAATTACAAGGCGATAATTATAATTTGAGATTTTTGTGTGTCGATATCTTGTTCACCCGATACGCCGTTCGCATATTACGTAAAAATTCCACGTAAAATTTTTAAAACATTATGCCACGTAAAAACTGCGTAGAATTGAACTACGTATAAATTTAAATCTTATAGTTTATGTAGTTAGTATGGACTTTTTACGACGTAATATTTACATATATTTTTACTACGTATGATGATAATTATATTTGTATTGTTATTATTTATGATTAGGTTCTTGTATAATTATTATATTGTTTTTTGAACTTAACTTTTATTTCACGTCCTAGAGGACTAGGTCAAACCCGTCAATTTGTGGTAGACTAAAAAGTCGATGAATTGAGAGCAAACAAATAATAGTTTTTTGAAAATTGGAAACCAACTTAAAAACAACGTTTTTTTATTACGTGGGTTAAGACTTACCTCAAATGAGGATAAGCGTTTTAAGGTACGTTCAAACCTTAATAATCATAATAATAAAGGAATATAATTATGAGTAGACAATCAAACGTAATGAATGAGTTTTTAACCGACCTAAGTAAAAATGGCTTCGAAGCTGAAGTTGTTGAAATTGGAAAGTTAAAAGAAAACCTAGACATTGAAGCGTCAAAACTTCAGGTAAAATGTCGTGAAGTTCACGAAAAATCAAACTATAAACCGCTAGACAAAGAAGGAAAGAAAATAGAACATTCTGTTTTCAATTCTCACATTAATAACCACTTTAGACCACAAAGTCCAGAAGCGGTTAAAAAAGCGGAATTAGAAAAAACCGCAACTAGGTTAAAGGTGTTGACGTCGCTAGTATTTTTGACTAAAGACAAGAGTAAAATTAATGAGGCTCTTGCTAATGATGACTACGACGTTCTAACAGAAAAAGAAATTAAAAAACTTAATTTAGTTTAATTTCTTAAATGGTGGGTGCAATTCCCACCAAAAATTTTAAATTCTCACGTAGTAAAAAAACAAAAAATAAAGGAACGAATATGTTTGTATTATCAATCTTATTAAGTGGAGTTGTATTTTTTAGTGT